TTGTTGACTGACACCCCAACATTCTTTCCTACCACCGCCCCTGACGGGGCGGGATTGGTGTTGATGAAACCGGGGATTAAACGCAGAAGCCGAAGGACACGCCACGGGAGTTGCTGGCGCCGCTAATGCCGGCGATGCCGTTGCCGTCCACACTACAGAAGTCGTTGGTGCCGCCGGAATAAGGAGAACGCTCCCACCAGTAGTTCGCCGAACCATTGACCTTCTTAATGGTGCTGTTGCCAGCGGTGTAATACTCGTATTGCTTACCCTCACCAGCGTAAGAATACTGAGTAGCACCAAAGACTTCGATCTCGGACAGCAAGAACAGCTTGTCGGAGGTGGTTTCTAAGGCAGACTGGTTATTACCCTTACTGGTCACTTTATTGACGAACTTCAATACGCTTTTCAGGTCGGAAGAAAGCTGGTTCAGCAGCGTTGCCATCGTGGAGGTACGCATCTTGGAACCACGCCAGCCGTTCACATTGGTATTGGAGTCGTTCATGGGGTAGGTGGTTTTCAGGCAGTCAACCAACTGGAAGGTAATACCCGCCTTAGTGCGGCTACCGTCTGCGGTAGTCAGAGTGTCGTGGTCAAAGCCGATGATCTGCGCCGCATAGGTCACGCCGTTGACGGTGATATTCTTTCTGTCACCGACCTTCCAGTAGTTCGGAGCTTGACCGAACTTGGAAACAGCGGCGATGTTGTCCCAAGAGGTAGCTTCCAGCGTAGCACCAACTACAAAGGGATAGACATACACGATACCGATGACTTCCAGCGTGTAAACCTTGGTTTTCTGAGAACCGTTGTAAGTAAACACGATAGTCCAGTCACCCAATTCGGTAGGATACAGAGTGGCATATCCGGTCGAAGCAACCTTGCCGGTCAGGGTTTTACCGCCCCTGCTCATGGTAACGGTCGAGCCTGTATCGGCGATGACACGCACCTCGGCAGGGGAACCCTTCTGGCTCAGGGCGTACAAAGCGTCATTCACCGTGGGGTCGCTGCCGCTCAGTTCCAGTGCCGACTTGGTGGTGTCGGACAGCAGATTTGCCTTGCTCATGGCTGTGCCGACCACATCACAGCCTGCGGCGTTCAAACCAATGTCGAGGGTAGCGGTTCCGGCGAGAAGCTGTGTGCGCCATTCCTCGAAGGTTGCAGGCATATCGGTAGGAGCCTTAATAGAACGGGACTTACCGTTGCCCTTGATGACAGTATCTTTCATGAAATTTCCTCCTTACTCTCCGCAGTTATACAGGCCAACATGGGCGAAAGCGTATACCGTGCGGTCAATTTTGGAATACAGCTCGGTTTCTACCTCGGTCAGTGTTGTGTCGATGACATACAGGAGATATTCAATGTTGTTTGCCGTGGAAAAAGTGAGATTGTCCAGACTGCTCGGAACCAGCGGTGCGTCCGGGGGAAGTGTGAGCTGCTTTCGGAGAACCGTCAGGTTGTTCAAGTAGGCTTTCACGAGAGATTGGGTGGGCGTATCACCCATCGCCCAATTCGTCTTTGCCGCAACCACCACCGAGGAAGGGTCATACGGAACTTGGTAGATCGGGTCATCAGCGACTCCTTTCTCCGCTCGGTATGCCGCCAACTGTCCGGGGAGAGAAGTCATGCGGTTGGCGATATAGGCTACCGCCTGCCCTACACGGTTCATGTCCCCGTAATTGTAAGCACCCTTCATGCCAGCCATGTACTCGGTCTTTTCCTCAGCGGAAAGGCTCGAAAGCCCTTCCGTGAGGATTTTGTTTTTCAGGGTAAAAACCCTGTCTACATCGGCCTGTGTGCGGTCATAGACGAGATTATCAATAATACTCATATCAGACCTTTCACCTTCAACTTTCCGCTCAGAGAGCCGTTAAATGTGATCTCGTCCACCAAGATCAATGCGTCCATTTCATCGGTGTAGAGCGTCTGCAAGCCAATCACATCGCCCACTTCCAACTCAGGATTGCCACGGTAGCTTACCTGATAGGTATTCTGCATTTGAAGATACTTTTTTACCTGATCGGCAAGAGCGGCGCACATCGTATCGTTGGTGATAAGGGGATTTTCCTCCTTGTCGATTTCTCCATCGAGAGCTACGGGATAGGAAACGACCACCGAGTTCTCAGATAGAGTTTTGCCGGTAACAACTACGGTTTTAGTGCCGGAGGATAACACCAAATCCGCAGCTCTGGCGTAAATGTTGGAGGATACCAACGAACCGCCAGAAACAGAGATAGAAACATCTTGTGCAAGACCAGAGAACTCGACATGAAGCTGAGTTTCGGTGGTCGTTCCCTCGAAAAGTTTGGTGGTGTCATTTGCCGCCGTGTACGCATACTTGGCGATAGACACCGCTTTGAGCTGGTCGATCTTTGCGATAGCTTGGGAGTCCTTGCCAATCGAGTCAAAGTCCAGCGTGAAGTCCGTTTCACGGTAGTAGAGCTTGCTCACCCGCATACGGCGGTACGGCAGACCACCGTCCATCGTTACCTCGATCTTGGTACAGTCAATCGCTGCTTCGCTGTTGACAAACACCTCCGCCGAAGTGATACCCGTCACGGTCTGCGTGTCCAGCAGCTTCGCCCCGGCATAATACTTCACCCAAATAGAGGTGGGGTACTCGTCCAAGGGGGTATCAAAGCGGAGAGCCAACACGGGAAGGTCGTGAGAAACATCAAAGGTCTTGGTGAAGGTCGGCTTCGTGGTATAAGTGCCATCTGCCGCAGTCATCGCTTCACTGATAAACCCTCGACCGGAGGGGTCGGCGTCTTCGACAATGACCTGATCTCCACCGTCCAGTGTCCAGCGGTTCAGTTCCAACGCCGCATAGGTGTTACCGACCTTATTGCCACGGTCAACAGTGTCCCACTCGCTGTACCACAGATGACCGTTATCCGCCCATACGCCGCTGTAAATACCAACCACAGTCACGCCAAAAGGCTTGATATGAATGATATTGTCATCGTCTGTAAACAGGCGGCAGCGGCAGGCGTGAGCGATCAGTTGCAGACAGTTCATGTGCGAGTCAATGGGGAGTGCCGCCGTTGTGAACATCTGCTTCAAGGCCGGGTCAATCACCCAAGGGTGCGTACCCTGCGCTGTCAGCGTCAGGTCTGCGTCCAAAAGCACTTCCTCAGCCATGTCGTAGAAGTTTTTGGAACCGAGCTTACTCTTGTAAAAGGTTCCGGTCATACTTCCAACCAGACCTGTACCCGTAAAGGTGGCCTGATTTTTGGCAGCTTTCGGCTTGCTGTTCAGCACATACTTGTCCGCTTTCAGCCACTCGACCTTGCCCGTGGGAAGCATATAACCGTATCGGAGAGAAATCGGTGACTTCTTATCCAGATAGGCATAAATGCCTTTCGGGTTATCCGGGTCGTAATTGTGTTCGTAGTCCAAAAGAACGAACTGCATGGTTTCCTGCGGCAGTCTGCGGGAGAGCGGGTCTACATCGTGAGACTCCTTGATAGAAACAATGTCATCGTTTCCGAATTTCTTCTGCACACCGTAGAGAACCTGTTGCAACCGAGGTCGGCGGTACGGAAGGGTGTTCCCCATTGCCAACACGATCTTGTCACAAGAAGCGACCTTCGTGTTGATGACCAACTCTGTCCCCTCTACGGGAAGGGTCAGGCTTTCCAGCACCGCACCATTCAGGTAGAAATCAACTGTCACGGTGTCAGGCCATTCCTGATAGCGAGTGTCAAAAGTCAGGGTGATACCGGGGAAGGTATGAGGATTGCTGAAAGCACGGGTCAGCACCGCAGGGGTGGTAAACTTGCCCTCAGCATTACTCATGTGGCTCGAAACAAAGCCGTCATACATCGTCCCGGAAGAAGGAACGATAACCGTATTTCCGTCCAGCGCCCACCGGTTCAGCTCCAACGCCGCATAGGACTCCTGATAATCATATCCGTAGTCCAGCGTGTCGAACTCGGAATAGCTCTGCGCCCCGTTGCTGACCCAATTACCGTCTGTTGCCGCTGCTGTGTCCACCTGAGAGAAGGTGATCTCCACAAAGGACTGCTCACGGAGCAAAGACTTCATCGACAGCTTGTAAGCGTTGCTTACCTGTTTCACGGCTGCACCTCCTTAGAACGGTTCGCCGCAGTCAATGATGTTGACTTTGCAGTTGATGTAGTCCGCAGGAAGCCCCGTGTTCGGGTCAAGATGGTACGGGGTTGCCGTGCGGTCGCCGGGGTACATCTTTCTGGTTGTCCAGCGGTTGTTTACCATGTCGGGATAAGTGACCGTCACAAAGAAGTTCTTGTCAAAAATCTGCAACATGGCAGACCACTGTTCCGCTGTCAGATAGCCCCAAAAGAGGTTGTTGAGCTTCTGTTGATCTCTGCCGACCTTCTGGCCTACCACAACGCCGTTGGCATTTCTGGCAGAGTCTACGATAGTGGCAGACAGCAGCTCTAAGCCCCTGCGGGGCTGAGGAAACTTTGTGCCATTGATTGTAATGAAACTTTGCATTTCCTCAGCCCTCCTTAGTAGGCATTACTGAAAGCGCCGGTATTCACACGAACACCTCTGGCTCGGTTATAACGGTCATAAGACTCACCGATCTGATTGTCACCAATATTCACGGAGAAGTCCTTTTCCTCAACGACATTCAGCAGAGCGTAAATGGCAGCGATCACACCGTCATTGGCAACGGACACGCCTGCGGAGATACCTTCAACAATCTGGTCATTGTTGGCAACCGCCGTTCTGCGTCCCATCGCACCGACCATTTCCGCACCCGCTTCACGGGCGATAAAGAGCTGTCCTTCATTCGGGAAACCGCCGTCTTCAAAGAACGGAATGTGCGGAATATCCACCAATCGAATATCAAACGCCGGAATAAGCATGATACCCATAACAGACAGACCGTTGAACTGAATGTGGAACATATCATTGATTGCGTCAATGACACCGTTCACAAGTCCAATGATGGAGTTCGCCATCTGTCGCACAAAGCGAGTAATGGGGTTATCGTCCAGCGTCCATGCCGCATACGACAGGGACAGACCCGCCGCCAGTACCGCAAGACCAAGACCAACACCCGCACCGCTCAGGCACAGCAGGACACCGAGAACGATCAATGCGCCGCTGAGAATACCCGTGATGACCGATACGACTTTCTTAATGGAATTAACCACAAAATCCCAATTCAGGGTAGCAACAGCGCCAAGGCTCAATGCACCAGCCGCCATCAGGCCAAGGCCGAGAGGAAGGGCGACTCCGCTTAGAGCAAGGATAGCGCCGACCGCCAAGAGAGCGCCGCCGACAACGGTGGTAATCATGCTGATCTTCTGCTGAACATTGTCGGAGAGGTCATTCCAGTTCGGCATGATAGCCGTACCCATTGTGACCGCACCCGCCGTCAGCAGAGCCAGACCCAACGGGATATTCGCCCCGGAGAACGCCAGCGCCGCACCGATAGCGAGGAACGCCACAGATACGACCGTGGTAATAATGGCAATCACATTCTGGATTTCATCGCTCAGGCCATTCCAGTTGAGAGCCATTACGGAAACCAGAGAAGTAGCACCAATCGCCATCAGCGCAATGCCGAGGGGCATACACCCGGAGAAAGCGAGGATAGCGCCGAGTGCCAAGGTTGCTCCACTGACCAGCAATCCTACTCTGGACAAGGGAGAAGCCAGAGCGTCCGGGATACTGTTCCAGTTCAGAGCTGCGGCAGATACAAGCGTGACAGCACCAACAGCCATCAGCGCAATACCCAGCCCGGTTGCGACCCCGGTAAAGGCCAACATAGCGCCTACCGCCAGAGAAGCACCCGCCAGAACTCCCGTTAAGGTGGTCAAAGCGTCAGTGAGGTGCCGGTCGCTGTTATGCCAGTTGATAACAGCGGCAGATACAAGACTTGCCCCGCCCAAGGCCATCAAAGCGATACCAAGAGGAAGGTTCGCCCCGGAGAACGCCATAATTGCGCCAAGAGCCAGCAGGAAGCCGCCGACAACACCTGTAATGAGAGCCAGCGTACTTGCCAGTTCGCTACTCATAGCAGTCCAATTCAGTCCAACGGTAGCCGCAAGGCCGACCGCACCCGCCGCCATCAGGCCGACACCCAGCGGAATATTCACGCCGGTTACGACCAAAATTGCACCTACCGCCAGCATAAAGCCGAAAACAATCGTAGTGATCTCTGCGAGAGTGTCCTCAATCATCTTCTTGATTTCACCAATGCGGGTCTGCACAGCGTCACCAAGGAAATCGTAGGTGGGCAAATCGAAATCAAATCCACCTGCGCCACCAGCACTCGCCCCGGAACCGCTTCCCGTGTTGGGAGCAAAGACATTCAGCTCGTCAAAGCCTGCGGTGTACTGTTTCAGCTTCTTGGCAGCACCGGCAGCGTCATCGAGATTATCAGCCAAAGACCCAGCTCCGGCAGCGGCGTTATTCACTCCTGAATAGTCCACATCGGTTAGCTTGAACCCTGCAAGGTTGGCAAGGGCATCGGCGATCTCCCGAATGACCTGAACAACAGCGATTGCATAGGGAAGAATTGCGTTCAGTGCCGGAATGAAGATGTTACCGATCGCTCGTGCGGCCTGTGTAAGCTGTGCCTGCAAGATACGAAACTGGTTTGCGGGAGCTTCCAGCGTTCTCGCCATATCGCCCTGAGCGGTCGTTACCTGAGTCATAATGGCGTAATATCTCAGCTCGGCCTTTTCTGCCTGCGTCATGTTTGCAACGCTTTCCTTGATACCAAGGTTCAAAGCGGTCTGCTCCAATCGTGCCTGCGACAAATCGTAGCCCAAGCGCCGCAGAGGTTCCAACTCGCCGGAAATACCGGACTGTAACTTCTGCATTGCGTCTTCAATGGAAATATTGAAGAAGGAAGAAATATCGTAGCCGAGCTGTGTCAGGTTTTGGCTCATGAGCTGCGCTCGTTCAGCCGTGTCACCGAAACCGGTCAGCAGCGTGTTAAAAACGCCCTGATTGCGGAGCCACTGTGCCGGGTCAATACCCATAACATCGGATACCTTTTCAGCGTAGTTTTGAGCTTCGGCGGCATACTGCCCCAAGGCGACCGTGAACAGGTTCAGGTCTTCTTGATACTTGTTGGACTCCGTGACCGCCTGTGCGATGAAATGACCGATTTTGCGGAAAGTGATTGCAACAGCGGCGACATTCAACGCTTTCAATCCGCTCGTGAACTTCCCGGTAGTAGAGGTTGCTTTACGGGCAGAAGCGTTGTATTTCTCCGTGCTGGTAATCAGCTTTTGGATTTTGGACGGGAACGCCGAAAAGCCGTTGGACACCTTCTGCATTTCATCGGCGAAAGGCTTCATGGCGGCGGCAAGAGCGGTCATCTGCTGTGTGAACTTGTCAATGTCCGCCGCTTCCAAATCCTCGATCACCTTCGGCAGCTTGGAGAGCTGATTGATAAAGGTGGTCATATTGGCCTTACCCAACTCAGAGAGAGGGCGTAAACCGTTGGCAAGGGAAGTCAGCTTGTCGCCGTCCGTCCATTTCAGACCAGCGAGAGCGGTGTTGATTGCTGTGAGCTGGTTGGCGATGGAGGAAGAAATCTTCACATTTCCAACCTGACTCAAAGCGGTCAGCGCATTGGTAAGCCGGGTGATCTTCTGCGAAGCGTCACCGCTGTTCAAGCCTTTCAGAGAATTGGAAAGCTCCCGAATACCCTGAGCGGTCTTGCTCAGACCCGTTGCGCCGCCGTTGGTAGCGGTTTTCAAACGATTGAGCGTGTTAATCAGGTTTTGAAGCCCTGCGACCGCCTGCGTACTGTCATTGACGATCTGAAACTCCAACCCCTGAATTTCCACATTGTCAGCCACTTACGCCACCACCTTTCTCTTGAAATTTCTTATTGACCGATACCATAAAGGCTTCCATGTATGCCTTGGCTTGGTCATCGTGTTTTTCTTGAAGCTGCTTCTGCTGTTTCTTGTCCTGCCGACTAAACAGCTCATAGGGGCTTTCCCGATACGGCGTGGGCTTGGTTCCCTTCTTGGCGAAAGTACGAAGAACCGGGGCAGCGTCAATAAGAGCTTCGTAAAAATAAGCTCCTTGGAGCCAAGCGTCTTGATTTCTCAGGTCTTGCCTGATCTGTGCCGCCTTTCGGTAATACTTCACCAATTCGCAATCCTGTTCCCAAAACTGCTCATAGGTCATGCCGATGGAAAGATAGTACGGGAAAACCTCATAAAACTTTGGTGTGTAAGCGAGAAGGGGAGCGGGGCGATGGTCGCCGCCGCCCCCCTCACTTCTGGAAGATCGGTCGCTTACCAGCCGGTCTTCCAGCTCAGGTTTCCCTCGTTGCCCTCCTGCTCAGGCTCGTCCAGCAGACTCAGCAGGGGGTCGTTATACATCTCTACCAGAGCGGCAATCAGCTCGTCCTTGTGGTTCATACGAGCGTAAATGTTGTCAATCACATCACGCTTCACGAACCGATGATGGGCGAGGAACGCACCGGCAAACAGAGCCGGAAGCAGGGTCATCGGCTTGCGCTCCACATCGGCAGCAACAAAGCCGTTCTTCTCCATCGCTTCAACGGTCTTGCGGGTGTATTCCAGCGTGTAAGTCACGCCGGTAGTAGGGTCATTGATCGTCAACTGCTTTGCCATGATAAATCCTCCTTATCAATACGGCGATTGTTGGTGTCTTAGGTTGCGGAGAAAGCGATAGGGGTGGAAGGAGCGATGGTGATGTTCATGTTCACCACTTCGTTCACGCCGCCGCCCACGGGATACACGGACAGCTCACCGTCAAAGCTGAACTTGCCGTTAGAGCCATCGGGAGTAACAGTGCCATCGCTCTCGGTGCCGCCAAACCAGACCGCATAGCTGACCTTCTTGCCTTCCAAAGCCTTGAGGGTCTGGAAATCAGCCAGCGTGTAGTTGGCGGTAAAGGACAGACCATCGAGGGACTGGATACCGGCGATGTAGGTCTGCATATTGTCGCTCAGGGTGGTGGTTTCCAGCATTTCGGGTTCTCCGCCGAGGTCAGGAAACTCCTTAATGTCGATCAGCTTGCTCCACTGTTCGCCAGTGTCGGCTTTCTTCATCAGAAAAACCTTGTAGGTGGAAATAGCCATTTCATTTACCTCCTATAAAGAGTGGTTCCGTCCGTTTCAGCCTTGTATCGGGCAACCAGACGGTAAATTGTTGCGTTCTCCAAATTGGGAACCGGGGACAGAGAAATACGCCGGAAATTCTTGGCGTACATGAGATCGTCCACAAACCTCATGATCTTTCGGCAAACGGATTTCTTACCGCCTGCCTTATCGGAGTAGACATTCACCTCGTACATCAGCGTGGCGAACCTCTCCGTATCGCCGCTGTCCATGTGAGCTTCCGTGGTGTAGTTATCCTGCTCCACCAAGCTCACATAGGGGAAACGGGTAGGGGCATTGACATACTCGCCACTGACCAAGATACCGGGAAACTGCGCTCTCAGGGCTTCCGCAATCGGCGTGTAGATTTGACTCTCCACATCAATCATGAAAATACCTCCTTCGCAATTTCCGTGAGCCGGTCTTGCAGCTCCTTTACCGTTTCGTACATCGGCATATTGGCGGGGTTGCCGTGGGTGATGACCACAAACCCGCCATTTTTCTTTTCTTTCAGCACTCCGTTCGTGCCGGGGTCGCCGTAATAACCCCAAGAGTGCTGCTTGCCGTGACCCTGACCGTATTCGCCACGCTTCATGCCGAGTTCTCCCGCTTCCGGGTGATCGTCCGGGTAGGTCACACCTGTACCGAACTCGATAAACAGGGTAGCCCCACCTGTCGCCACCACCGCTCGAACATTGTTCCCACGGGGTTCCACCGTCACGGAAACATCGTTGGTGCCATCGTAAACAGCCCGCTCGAACTTGGCGGAAGCGATCTCTAAGCCCTCCTGCGCCACCCGGTCGAGAAAGACCGCAGTCCGCTCTTGAAGCCGGTTCTTCCGGTTTTCGGTTTCCCGTATCAGCCGCTCAATTCCTCTCCCGGAGAGCGGAACATTGATCGTCTGACTCACGATACCGTCACCTTACTGACCGCATAGGAAATGGAGTTGAGAGACTTGGCGACCCGCTTGACCATGTAATCGTAGAGCGGTTTCCCGTCCTCGTCATACTGCGGTTCCTTGTCAATGAACAGCACGGTATTCTCGTCAATGGGGCAGCTCAGGTCATCGGTGACGATCACCTTGTCGTACCCTGCGAAATTACCGAACTGCTCCACCTGAGCGGAGCCGGTCGCCGCCGAGATATTGGCGTTCATCGCCACGGCAGGCTTGTAAACCACCAGTTCCTCGCCGGTTTCGTTGCCGTACTCGTCCTTGGCGGGAGCCTTGCTGTTATACAGCAGATACCAGAAGGGCGATTTGTTGCGGTTCAGCGTCCTCATGCACTCAACCTCCCATCACGGCGGCAAAGGGAACAATGTCCCTCAGCAGCGTAGGCGGCACATCACCGTCTTCGTAGGAGCGGGAAATACCGTTCTCGCTGTGAGTGGTCTGCCCTTCGGCTCCCCGCTTGTTCAGCAGATACACGGCGATCTCCACCTGAATGTGAGCGTACTGGTCAGGAACAGCGGTCACGGTGGGGTCAAAGGGGTATGCCTTGCGGCACACCTTGTTTCCGGCGATAGAAAGGTAGGTGGAAAGCGTTTCCTCGTCTGTTTCGCCGGTCATGGCTTTCACCATTTTCAACTTCTCAGCGTCCGTCATGCTTTCCACCTCCTGTCATTCAGCGGGTTCTTCGGACTTCTTGCGGGACTTCTTGATAACGGGGATGGGATTTTCCTCGGACAGATTGAACTTGGTAATGATTTCCTCACGGGTGAGGGCTACGGGGTTGTCGAGGGTATCAACAACCACCGTACCCATCACCACAGAGGTACTTTCCAGTTCACGCCGAGTAATCACCTTGTCCTTTGCGGTAAAGCCCACATTACGGAAGTGATCTCCCTCCCGCACATACACTTTTCCGTCAGAAACATAGAACATGGTGAACCTCCTTAGCCGTTGGTGATGATCTTCGCCAGCGCAATCGTCTTGGGGTCAGCCACGATAGACCAGTTGGCGGAAGCCGCAAGCTGAGCGTCCGTGGGGGAAGCGGTGTAGCCGGAAGCGGGCTTGGTGAAGCTGAAACCGTTGGGGTGCATGGTTTCACGGATACGAGTCACCAGAGCGTCATAGCCGCCGCCCTTGAGAGCGTCACGGGTCAGTTCGGAAGGAACCTTCACCGGAGCCGGAGCATACTGAATAGCGCCAAGACCAAGGACATAGGTGGTGTAGGTCGCTGCCTTAGCACCTTCACCGCTCGTGGCGGCAGTAGTGGGACAACCATCGTCCACGATAACGGTCATACCGTTCACGGTGCCGATACGCAGGGGGCGTTCCACATTGTTAGCGTCCGTATATTTCAGGAAGTCCAGCAGTTTCAGGCCAGCCATGTTCGTAGCGACCTTGCTGTGCATAAACACAAGCTGGAAAGCGTCCTGATTGTCACCCACGGCCTTCTGGATAGCGTCACCAATGGTGGTCGCACCCATCTTGTTTGCGTCACCAACGGTAGTGGAAGCGGAAGACAGGTCGGTGGTGTGGTTTGCCCAACCGGCAAAGTCACCGCTGCCGGTCACGCCGAAAACCGCATTGAGGATTTTCAGCATGATGGACTGGCGCTGCTTCTGCCAATACTTAGACACCTGAGACACGATCTGCTGCATGGGGTCGGCACCGCTGTTGTAGTCAACGATGAAGTCCTTCTCCTTCCAACCGTGCGCACGACCGAACACGATACCGTTCTGAGCGCCGCCAGCGGGGTCGGTCAGGGTAATGTCGGTTGCGCCATCGTAGTTCTCAGGAGTGCCGCCGATGACCTTGTAGAAGGGCAGAGTGTAGAAATCAGAGCCGTTAGCGATCAGTCGTGCCAGCTCTGCGTTCGGGGCGACAGCGCCGCTCTCGAACATGGCGGTCAGAGTAGGGTCTTTTGCGTTTGCCCAGTTGTAGTTAAACAGCTCAGGGTCAAACGGAAAACCGAGATAGGTAGCCATAGTGTTTTACCTCCATAATTACTTCAAAATTGTCTGCCAGTCAGGGTGTTCCTTGATGAACTCCAACTGGGCTTTGGTGTCGAGTTTCAGAAAATCAGCCTTGGTCATCTCGCCGCCCTTACCACCGGCAGGGGGCTTGGGGGTATCTTTCAGAACCTTGGCTTTCACATCTTTCTCATACTGTTCCAGAAATTTCTTCTGTGCGGCAAAGACCTTATCCATCTCACCATTTGCCATAGCGGCAGCGGCTTCGGTCGCCAGCAACTCAGGATAACCCTGTGCGGCGAAACTGGCCTTATAACTGGAAACGGTCTTCTCCTTTTCCAATCCCGCCAGTTTGTTCTTCATTTCCTCGAACATCTGCTCGTTTTCCAGCTTCTTGCGCTCGTCCTCGGAAAGCAGCTCGTTATGCTTCTTCTTCCAAGACGCAAGTTCGGAAGCGGTCTTGTCAAAGACCTCTTTCTTCACATAACCGGTGTAGTCAGGGTCGGGAAACTCGTAGTTTGCGAGGGCTTCCGCTTTCTGCTCAGGGGTCATCTCTGCAAACCCCTCAATGGTGGAAACATCAATCTTTGCCATACAATCGTTCCTTTCTGCGCTTTTTAGAGTGCTTCTCCGCACTATACCTTTGTGTTTACGGTTCTCTCCGTTTTGCGATTTAAGGCTTCTCTGCCTATTCAACGCCTTGCGGCGGTCAAATCATTGTCTTCGCCTTTCTCATATCTCCGAAAAGACCGAGCTTTCACGGACTGTCCGAAAACTCCGAGGGCATTGGAAGGAAAAATAAAAGGGCTACTAATACCTTTTCGGTATCAGTAGCCCGTAGTGGCTGTCCCTATCGCCTATGCGATAGGCTGTTCGTATTTCTTTTTGCTGCTGACCGCCCACACGACCACTTTCTCATGTCGCTCTGCGATCTCAACGGTCTTTCCCGCAGTCAAGATTTCCTCAATCTTTCTGACCACTTCCGGGGTCAGGCTGATTTCCCTCTCCATCAGGATTAACCTCCTTCTGTTTGGCGGCAAGTTCAGCGGCCTTTTTCTCCTGTTCCTCGGCGTAGTCCATACTCATACGGTAGGCAAGCTGCGGGTCGGAGAACATACCGCAATGGGTAAAGGCCAGAACCGGAGCAATTTTGGAATTACTGAGCATAGTGGTCAGCACGGTCGCTTTCTGAGCGATATTCTCATAATTGCGGCGAGTGAAGCGAACCTCCACATTGGACAGCTTCAATTCCAGATCACTTAGATCGGAACAGATACGCAGAACCAACTTCAAGAACTCCTTCTCGGAGAGCTTGAACATCAGCTCGGAGTCCTTTGCTCTGGCTTCCGCTGCCGACCAACCGTCACGCATGATGACCGCAGAACCCGTGTCGCTGGTGGAAGTACCCCCGTTACGGTTTGGCATACCGCAGATCGTCAGCACCGTGTTATAGAGGTGATCGACCAGCGTTTGTGTCTGGCTTTGGTTCAATTCGGAGGTCAGATACTTGATCTCCGCTTTATACTGCGGGTCGATGTCCTTGAACTTGAGCGCACCCTCATCTCGCAGCTTGGAAAAATCATCGCTGGAAATGTCCACATTGTGAAACAGCATGAGCGCCTGAACGAACTGTTCTACACCGTCAAGACGGTTGCTGTCCACAGTATTGATAGCGTCCAACAGGGGAAGGACGATCTCGAAAGCACCCAACCGGGCGTTGTTCGCCGGGTATTCGATAATAGGAATACCGAGCGACTGGGCTTCTTCCCGGACGATCATACTTTGGTTTTCAACCTCGAAATAGCGGTCTTTCGTATAAATGCTGTAAATCACCGCACCGTCCGACCGCTGAATGTACTTCACACCCATTACGGGCGGTTCACCGATGGAATTGGCATACACCACGAAAGCAAACCGAGGGTCGAGGGTGTAAATCTCGAAGGGAGCTTCATCGCTTTCCTTCTCAAACACGCTGTCAGGAAGCACCATGCGGTATGCCGTGCCGCAGATGTGGAACCAATCCGCCAGTTCTTTATCCTTTGCCGCCTTATCCTCGGAAAGACAGTAGCCGTTCAGAGTGGTAATCTTATCGGCAACCATCTTATCATCGCTTCGGCTGACATACTGAATGGGTTCGCCCATCAGATAGCCGACTTTGAAGGATACGATCTCATTGGCACGGTTCTCGACCACATTGTTTTGAATCTCAGGGCGAACTTCCTTTTTACGGTTCAAAATCGGCTGTCTGCCTTTGTAGTAGGCATAGAGATATTCCATATCTGCTTTGTTCGACCAATGCGTAATAAGTGCCTTTCTCAGCACGTCCAGCACATTGTCTCGTGTAATTTCCATCACATCGGTAAAGATTTTCTTACGACCGAAACAGCCCAAGACAGAATACCTCCCCTCTACCTATTTTCTCTCTTATCATTGTATCAAACTCTCCAATGCTTGTCAATAGTAAACTCTTAATTATACCATTCGCCACAGTGAAAGTAAAGAACTCAAATAGGCCGTTTGAAGACCTCCACCTTACCCCCGGACAGCATACGGATTTCGTTCTCCAACAGGGAGAGGGAGTCGGGAGCGTCATCGTGCGGAACCTTGCCGGAGCGGGTGTAGGTAGTCACTTCCTTCATGAAGTTCCAATACTGACTGCCCCGCTTGTAGGTGGAGGGGTGCTTGAAGTAGAAGTTCTTCTTGATGTTGTCGGAAGCGAACTCAATACGGGTCTGCTTGTTGGAGATCGTGCGCTTCGTGCGGATACCCACGGAGTACCCTCGATCTCGAATGATCTGGTCAACATCTCTGGCATAATACTGACCGGCGTTGTTGGACTCAAAGACAGCAGAAGCGACTTTATTCTCAATCAGGCACTTGGCACATTCCGGCTTTGTCACCTCAGCGGGGGAGTCATCAAAGACCACATCAACGATATACACATCGCTGCCGTATATCATCGCCACCGGCATAGAGGTCGAGTCCGAGCCGCTTTCCGCCGTGTCGCCAACGGCGATGATGGTGTCCGGGTCACGGTCTTTCGGCAGCTCGAAGAAGTAGTTCAGCTCGTCCTTATTGAACAGCAGACCCTTCGCTTCAAAGGGCTGTTGCTGGAACTCGCTCTCAAACTGCTCCGCACTTAGAAGCTCCCGCTGCTCCCGGAAATAGGCGGTGGTAAAGACCTTCTTGCCCTCCCGCTCATACTCATAATTGCTCTCGTCCGTCACGAGATCAAGGGCGGGTATCTCAATCGCTCTCCAAGCCCAGCCCTCCCGCTGTGCGTGTTCCTGCACACGACCGATGGGGTCATACAGGGAATAGCGAGTGCCGGTAAAGACCATCGGCGTACCTTCAATGGCACGACCCATAATATCGCCGGAGATCACTTCCCACTTGTCATCAAGCCGCTGGCGGTTCTTCGCTTCCTCACGACCTTCCACACAGTCATCAAGGTAGAGGACATTGGTGGCTTCGGACAAACCCACCTGTCGAGCGTCAATGGAGCGGCACATGATGGTGGGGAAACGGGACTTGCTTTTCAGGTTCACCGTCTTCGTATCGGCGTTGGTCTGTACCAGCCGTGCGTCCGGGAATACATCGTAAAACAGGTATTCGTTGGGAACCGTCAGGTATTCCAGACAGCCATTGTAGAAGCTCTTTACAAGATCATCGCCTGTCCCTTCCATCAGGGCCGAGCGGTCAGGAAACTTGCCGGAGATCATATTCACAAAATTGATACCCGTTTGAGACTTTCCCGCTCGTTTCGGCATGGAGATCGTCAAAAGGCGTAGCTTCCCGTCCAGAACATCTTGAAACCCCTGCACCATCGGTCTGAGATAGTGCTTCCGGGGAGCATAGAACCGCTTTTCCGGCTTGCGGTCGAGTTCAATGTAGGTCATGAAAGAGTCAAAATCATGGGGTGCTTCAAAGAGAAGACACCGCCGCCACTGTTCATAGAACTTCACCCCGCCGCCACGGACTACCTGATCTGCGGAGAGTGCCAGCAGCTCCTTGTTCACCTTATGCGCCGCCGAGAAATCCTCTGTTTCCCACTCCCGGCATAGAGAAAAGAGGTCGCTGTACGCCCCGTCATCTCCCGGTCGGCGGTCGATCACGGCTCGGATAGAGCCGGAGAGTTTTTCATAATTCATGTGCATTTCCTTTCCAACAAAAAACGAGCTACCCGTGTATTTCTACACAGATAGCCCGTCATGGCTGTCACTCCTGCCCTTGCAGAAGCCGATTATAGAATTTTCGGTATCACAAACGCCAGAACCAGCAAAATAGAACTGATTATCAGGAAATACCCGATTACATTGAGAAAAAACCTCATGATGTCAGCCCTCATACTCCGAAATCGTCTTATTGTCCCAATCCAGAACCCCTAAATAGCCGCCCTCGGTGTCAGAATACAGCTCAACCGCCTTTTTCGTGTTCACTGTCTTCCATTTCACTTTGCCACGCCAGTTGAAATAGGCTTGGGTCTTGGTATCAGGGATACCCGCCAGCTCTACATAGATGATCTGACGATTTTCCAGCGTCACATTGAGCTGTAAATCCTCGCTGTCATAGATTTTACCACAAATCACGGTCATCGGGTCATTATCTACGATAGAAACATCGTGAAAATCAGTCACGCCAATGGTATCGAACAGTTCCCGATAGCTTGCGATCTCGTCATCGGTGAACCCGGCTTCGGAAAGAGCCGTATCCCACGCAACAGGTTCAGCCGAGTCCTTCTTGGAACACCCGACCAGAAAGAAAAATGTGATAACCGCCAGCCCTATCAGCCACGCCACTTTTTTCATTTCACCCAACCTTTCTTACCCCTCATTTACTTTCATAAAGATATTTATAGGCTTTATTCTTTTGCTCGGAAGTATAGAACGAAACAAAGAAAAGTTGCTCTCCGGTTACATCGGATATTCCATAATTTCCAACATAGAATATGTCATCACCGTAACCGGCCTGTTTGAGCATATCTATGTCTTCGCTGCGAAGTCCATATAAATCTTTCATATTTAACGCTCCGTCTTCAAAATCGGCTCATGAACACCCTTGACCCAATTCATGTCGCCGTATTTATACATACCCTCGTACAGAGGGCGGTTGCCGAGAATACTCTTGATGGTGGACACCTGAAACCGCTTGCCGGAACGGGTCTGGTATCCCGCCTTTTCCAGCAGCTCCGTGATACCCAGCATGGAAACGCCGTCCTCATGCTTCTCGAAGATGAACTTCACGATAGGGGCTTCCTGCTCGTCAATGGTGAGAACACCATCAACTACCTTGTAACCGTAGGGACGGCGACCGCCGCTATACCCACCGCAGGAAGCCTTGATGGAACGACCCTTGCCGGTTCGCAGAGCGATGTTTTTTCTCTCCTGCTCTGCCACGAATTGAAGCAGCGCACGGTAGATGTTGGCAAACTCACTGCCCTCTGTGAAGCTCTCCTGCGTACTCAGAAGTTTGATGTTCTTCTTTTCCAGCACATACAGGTAATAAAAGTACAGCTTGGTATCACGAGCCACACGGTCATTCTTGAATACGATCACCGCTTCATAAGGGGGATTGCTTACATCGTCCCCATAAAGGATTTCGTTCAGACCGGGACGGTCATCTTTCGCACCACTGATTTCATCGACCTTCCAGTCAACGATGTTATAGCCGTTGTCGTTGGCGTAGAGAAGAATGGCCTGCTTCTGAACCTCGATACCGTATTTGTCATCATCGGCCTGTCGCTCGGTGGAGACTCGGATATAGCCGATTGCGTTTTTGAATGTCATCATAAGATCACCTCTTGCATATAAGATAGCATAGGTAAATGTAATTGTCAATAGGTAAGTGTAAATAAGCCTTTTTATTTTTTGCGGGTATTTTTCAGCTCCCCCCGCCCTCGCTGCCGCTGGCATATCCCCCGCCCCCGTCACCCATTCACGCCGCCCAGATCAGGCCGAAAAAAGCGCA